GGATCAAAAAGCCTGACCTGTTGAAGCAGATCACCAAGGCAATGATGATCCCGGTTAGCGACGTGATCCACACCAAGACCGAACACGACGACAACATGGCGAAGATGCAGCAAGAGCAGGGCGACGGCGTTGATCCTATGATTGCGATACGCGAAAGGGAACTGGAACTGACCCAAGCGGGCATCGACGCCAAGGTTTCTATTGCGCAGATGGAGTCCAGCAGCCGCGTGAAGGTGGCCCAGCTTAACTTCGACGGCGACATGCAACGTGCGGCCATGAGTGCAAACGAAGGCGTTGACGACCGCGCCCAACGTGCAGCCGAGGCAAAGGCCAAGGTGGACAGCGGCGAACGCAAGCTGGCCGCAGAAGTCGGGATGATCGAACGCACGGGCGAACATGCCGGGGGTAGCGTCTAATGGCCGGATTTACATACGTCGCTGACCCCGACAGCCGTGACCGCCACAGCCTTGCGCCGGAACCCCGGCGCATCGACCGCTTTAGCCCGACATGGCTGTTCCTTGAGGCGCATATCAAGTCAGACATAGAGGCAATCCGCGATCAACTTGAATACCCGCAGCCAGAACTTCGTTCAAGTGAACTGCGTGGACAGTTGACTAGCTTGAGAAACTTGCTGCAATTAGGCGCATCAGACCCCGGTTAATAGCTGGGCAGACTACTGGGGCCGCATTAGCCGCCCCACAACACGGAAGCAGGGGAAACCCACCTTTCAACGGCAAAGGCTAACTGAATGACTGAATCGACAACTAGGAACGACGCGGCTTCGCAATCCCCGTCAGACTTGGAAGAAACGCCGGAGCAAATGTGGGACGACCTGAACGCAGCGGATGAAACCGACGCAGACGGTGACGAACCTTTCATTCCCTCCGACGACTTCGATGATGCAGACTGGAACGCCGACGACGCAGGCCAAACCGACGACGCCCCCGCGAAGGGCAAGATCGGGACAACACCCGCGACGAGCGACTTATGGGCTAATGCCAGCGAGGCACAGCGCAAAGAGATTGACAGACTACAGGAGCGCGACAAGCGCGCTCGCGGCCAAGTTTCCGCCACCGCCAAGAAGATGAACGAGCTACGAGAGCAGCTTCGCAATCTGAACAACACCGACGGCGACGAGGAACTTGCACGGTTGAATGAGGACTATCCCGACGTGGCTGGTCCTTTGGTCCGAACCCAGACCCAGATACGGGACGCGGTGCGGGCTATGTCAGAGATAGAGGGTATGCGCGCCGACGAGGCCAATGCTTTGTATCTTGAGCAAGTTGAGGAACAACGGGCGTCCGTGCAAACGGCACACCCCGAATGGGAGAAAGTGATCTTCGCCAATTCCGCCGCCTTTCGGGCATGGAATGAAGATCAACCCAAGGCAATCCGAGACGCCGTTGCTGCGAACATGGAGGACGTTACAGACGCGCCCGCCCTGAACCAAGTCTTAACCAGTTTCAAAGCGTTTCTTGCTGGCAATGATCCACAACCCGGCCAATCATCATTGTCGGCCAAGCGTCAACGCCAGTTGCAAGGTTCCAAATCTATTGCGGGGAATACCCGTCAGGTCACAGCGGTAAATCAGGCGTCCAGCACGGACGGCGAGGCCATGTGGAATGAAATGCAAGACGAGGAAGAACGAACCAACCGGACGAGACGCCGCTGACCACAACCTTTGAAAGAGGTTTATCGTGGTAATGACTACATCTGGCGCAGTCGGAATCTCCGAGCGCACAAACGTGTATGCAGCAAAAGAAATGCTGAAACACGCCGAGCCTATTATGATCTTGGAAAAAATGGGCAAGCCCATTTCCATGCCCAAGAACAAATCGACCAACGCGAAGTTTCGGCGTCCCATCCCGTTCACGGCAAAGACCACGCCGCTGACCGAAGGTGTCACTCCTGACTCCACGTCGATCCAGTTTGAGGACGTTTCGGTTGTCCTGAAACAGTATGGCGATGTGTCGATCATCACCGACGTTATCGAAGATACGCATGAAGACCCCGTTCTGAACGAGGGTGCAATGTTGCACGGCGAGAACATCGGTCGCACCCGTGAAGCACTGACCTATGCGGTTCTGAAAGCTGGCACGTCCGTTTACTACTCGAACGGCGCAACCCGCCCTGCCGTCAACACTGTCCTTTCGCTGACCCGGCAACGTGCCGTTGTCCGCTTCTTGAAGGATATGAAGGGCAAGCCTATCCGTCGCGTCATTGCCGCGTCTGACAAGGTATCCACGTCTGCCGTTGAAGCTGCGTTTGTCGCCGTGGGTCACACTGACCTTGAAGCCGATATCCGTGGTCTGGCTGGCTTCGTCCCTGTGTCGAAGTATGGTCAGATGCAGACCATCTGTGACGAGGAAATCGGTTCTGTTGAGGGCGTTCGTTACGTTCTGTCCGCAGACCTTGAGCCGTTCGCAGATGCAGGCGGCTTGAAGGCGGCAACGCTTTCCACGTCCGGCTCGAACTCCGACGTTTACCCGATCCTGTTCTTGGCCCAAGACGCTTTCGGCGTTGTGGCACTCAAGGGCTTTGGTTCGGTTGAGCCGTCCATCATCCCGGCAGGCCAGAAAACCAAAGATGATCCACTGGGTCAACGCGGTTACATCGGCTGGAAAACTTGGTTCGCGGCACTTCGCCTGAACGAGTCTTGGATGGTCCGGCTGGAAGTCGCAGTTTCCGACCTTCTGTAATCCAAACCCCTGAAAAAAGTCAGTCCGCTTCACAAGCGGGCTGGCCCCTTGCAGCCTGAAAGGCACACCAAATGGCTAAGAAAACCCCAGCAGAAAAAGCCCAGCTTGACGACCTGAAAGCACAGGCCGACGCGGCAGGCATCGAATATGGCAACAGCATCGGCATCGACACGCTGGCCGCACGGATTGACGAGGACGCGCCCGAAGCGCTTGAGGCTGATGAGCAAGCGGCCCCGGTCGATGCAGGCCCAGCAAAGATCATGGTTGAAGTGAACAGCACCAACCCCAACCCTGTCCGCCTGATGGTCAACGGCAAGCGCGTTGGCGCTGATATCTGGCAGGGCGAGGCGACGGACGTATCAGAAGAAGCCCTAGAGGCGCTGATTAACTCCGCAGTCGATTTTGTTTTCATCCACGGTCAGAAGGAATAAGCCCTTGCCCAAAGTTTTAATTGAAGAAGCCGACGCCGCCACCCTGCGCACGTTTGCAAAGGTCTACCTTGGCCTTGAGATTGACGGCACCGAAACCAAGAACGTGATGAAGTCCAAGCTGAAAATGGGCGGATACGAGCAAGACTTCGTTGTGTCGGAAGAACCGCAGGCAACCCGCGTTGAAGGCGCTGACCGCCCTTCCAGCTTTCGCGTGACGCGCCTGCCGAACGGCCAAGAGCAAACGCAGGTCTGCATCATGGTCGAGGCATCCAACGCTATCGGCGGCGACCGCCCGGTTCCTGTTGCAGTCAACGGCCTGACCATGCTTATCCCGCGCGGCAAGCCCGTCTGGGTGCCGGAGCCTTACGAACACGCGCTGCGCAACGCCGTTGAAGATCACTATGACCAGACCGACAGCGGACTAGGCAAACCGCACCAGTCCCGGTCCTATCCGTATTCTGTTGCGCTGCCGACGCCGCAGACAGGTGCGACGGCCTAATGCCTACGTTCCTGCAAATCTGTCAGTATGTGGCGCAGGAGTCGGGGGTTATCCCCAACCTTCCTGCGCCGCTGTCTGTCACCGGGCAAACCGGAAAGCTGCAACGCATCGTGTCGTGGGTGGATAGCGCCTATCGTCACGTCCAGAACTCGCAAGACTCTTGGAAGTGGATGCACGGCGACTTTGAAGCCCCGCTGATTGCCAGCCTTGCCAGCTATTCGGGGTCAGACCTTGGCCTAACGCGACATGCACGGTGGCACGGCCTGAACACGCCCCAGCCAACGTGGACAATTCGCGCCCCCGGCACGACGCGGGACACGGAGCAACGCCTTCAATATGTGAGCGCGGACTACTTTGACTCGATGCTGGACATTGGCATCGTTCAAACCGGAGCGCCTACCATTGTGGCTATCGGCGCTGACGACAAGGTGCGCCTGCACCCGACGCCCGACGACGCCTACATTGTGCGCGGCAAATACTATAAATCCCCGCAGGCGCTATTGCTTGATGGTGACGTGCCGGAAATGCCCGCGCGCTTTCACGACGCAATCCAGTGGCGCGCGCTGATCCTGCTAGGCACGTTTGACGAGACGCCAACCCAGATTCAGAACTGGAACGCTTTTTACAATGAAGTGATCGGGCAGGCGCAATCGTCGCAACTCCCGCAAGTCACCAAAACAGGCGCATTGGCATGACCCAACAAGAGACGATCACCCTTCTAAGCGGGGGGGTCGATCTTGTTACCCCCGCAATCTCTATGGGACCGGGCAGCTTGATTGCATCCCGCAACTACGAGTCAGAGGCGCGCGGATATCGCCGCTGCGAAGGGTATGAGCGTTTCGATGGGAAGGCCAAGCCGAGCCTTGAGGAATACTGGATACTGAACTTTGTCGCGGGCAACGCTTCGTTTGCCGCTGGCGTCACAGTCACGGGCGCGACTTCCGGCGCAACGGGCATCCTGCTTTATACGTCCTATGCGCAATCAGGATTGGCAGGCAGCGGCACCTTGGCCGGGTTCCTGACCATTGTGCGCCTGACCGGAACTTGGGCGGACGGCGAGAATATAAACGTTGCCGGGGTGCGCAAAGCAACCGTGAACGGATTGGTCCTGCCGTTGGCGACCACGGACAACGGCACCCGATCCAAGGTGACATATGACGCGGGGCAATACGCCCGGTCCCTGATCGGCATTGTGCCGGGGTCCGGTCATGTTCGCGGTATTCATGTTTTCGGAACAAAGACTTACGCCTTCCGAGACAACGCAGGCGGCACCGCTTGCATAATGTGGGAGTCGTCACCGACTGGCTGGGTTTCTATAGCCATGCCCAAGCGCGCAAATTTCACTCTTGGTTCTGTTGAGATATACGAAGGCCAGACGGTTGTAGGCGTCACATCGTTTGCGGTTGGTGTTGCTATCAGCGTTGTGGTCCGCAGCGGCGACTGGTCAAGCGGCACCGCCGAAGGTTACATCATCTTTGCAACCACATCGGGACTTTTTGCACACAACGAAACCCTGACTGCCGATAACCCCGGCGCTATTCCTGACGGCACAGCCAAAGCGGTAGGCGCAAGTTTTAATGTCACCATTCCACCGGGCGGCACCTTCAACGCGATCAACCACAACTTTTACGGCCAGAGTGACCGCTATGCCTTTTATGCGGCATCATCCGCAGGCTTTGCGTTTGAGTATGACGGCATCACCCTTGTCCCGATCAACACTGGAATCACCCCCGCGCTTGATAAGCCGACGCGCGTGGGCGTTCATGCGAACCACCTTGTTCTAGGCTATGACGCCGGGGCCATGATGATAAGCGGCACCGGAACGCCGCTGTCATTCCTTGCCATTGACGGTGCGGCTGAAATTTCACTGGGCGAAGATATCACAGATATCCTGTCCAACTCCGCAACATCGACCGTTGTTTTCGGCGGCAACCGCATTGGCTATCTGGCCGGGACGAGCGTTGCAGACTTTGCGTTTCAGATCATCACGGCAACATCGGGCGCGTTTTCCGATACCGCCGTCATGCTGGACGAGCCGATCTATCTGGATGATCAAGGCGTCCGCAAGCTGTCCACCAGTCAGGCGTTTGGTGACTGGAAGATGGGAACAATGACGCGGCAGATTGAGCCGTTTTTCACGACGCAGCGCCTTTTGAACTCGCAACCCGTGGGCGCGCAGAAAATCCGGTCAAAGGACCAGTATCGCCTATACTTCGACAACGGCATCGTCATGCAGCTTTACCTTGGCCGCGCCAATCCCGAACCAATGTTTTTCGCCTACCTGTTTACGCCGACCTGTCTGGCGTCTGGCGAGACGGCCCAAGGGAACGAGATACTGTTTGCGGGCGGGGCAGATGGATACGTTTACCAGCTTGACGTAGGCACCAGCTTCGACGGCAGCACGATACAGGCTTACATGCGTATGCCGTTCGCCGCGCAGGGCCGACCGCACATGAATAAGCGCTATCACTCCGTCCGGTTCGATGTGGTCGCGCCGCAGGTTGATATCACTTTCGGCGTTGGCGCTGAATACTCTTACGGCGATGCAGGCTTGCAAGGATCGCTGGAGTCAACGCAGCGACTCGAAGGCGTTGGCGGCACGGGCGGTTACTGGGACGTGGACAACTGGGACCAATTCGCTTGGTCCGGTCTGGCGCAGACTGAACTTTACGTTGACCTGCAAGCAGTCGGCAAAAACATATCGCTATTCCTTGTGACTGACAGCGCGGAAAACCAGCCGCACACGATCACAAGCTACACCATCAATCACACAAACAGGCGGAGTCTGCGCTAATGGCTAACGACTATTTTGACTCTATCGACAGCCTACGCCGCTTCACACTCGCAAAGGCGGGCGACGTAAACGCCCTGTTTAACGAAGTCGAAGTCGGCTTTGATCGCTTGCCGGGTAAGCTGGCGTTGGCGCAAGACATGATCACCTATGCCGTGGCAGGCGGGACGGCCAACGCGCTCACCGTAGCATTGCCGCAAACCCTCGCAGCACTGACAGACGGGGTGCGGATCACGGTCAAGGCACCGCTTTCGCCTACCGGAGCCTGCACCATTAACGTTGACGGGCTGGGGCCGCGCGCAATCAAGCGGCCTGACCAGTCAAACCCCGGTTCGTCCGAATGGCTTGCGGGCGATGTGCTGGGCCTAGTGTTCGCGCAAAACTCTTGGGTTCTGCTATCGGAAACGGGCTACGTCGCACGGCGCGCGAATGAAGCAGCGGCATCCGCAGCCGCAGCACTTGCCGACAAGAACACCACGGCGGCTGACAAGGCGATTGTGGCCGCTGACAAAGCGATTGTTGCGGCAGACAGGGCAACCGTGGCCGCTGATAAGGCGACGGTCAACACGGACAAGGGCATTGTTGCAGCCGATAAAGCGACGGTTCTGGGCTACAAGAACACGGTCAACACTGACAAGGGTATCGTGGCCGCTGACAAGGCCATTGTGGCGGCTGACAAGGCCATAGTTGCAGCGGACAAGGCAACCGTAGCAGCAGACAAAGCAACGGCTACAGCACAGGCCACAGCGGCGCTGGCAAGTGCCAACAGCGCGGCGGCATCCTACGACAACTTTGACGACCGATACCTTGGCCCGAAGTCGGTAAACCCGACAGTGGACAACGACGGCGGCGCGCTTATTGCGGGCGCGCTATACTTCAACACGGCAATTCCTGAAATGCGGGTGCGGACGGCAACCGCGTGGATTTCCACGGGCTACAACTCGGAGTCGATCGACATTAACGGCGGCACCGTGGACGGCGTTAATATCGGCGTTTCAGTCGCCGGGTCCGGCAAGTTTACCACACTGAACGTCACCGGGACCGCGACGATCACGGGCCTAGTGAACGGGCGCAACATCGCCACAGACGGCACCAAGCTGAACGGCATTGAAGCGCTGGCCGACGTTACCGACACGATAAACGTGACCGCAGCCGGGGCGCTGATGGACTCGGAACTTACAAACATCGCGGCGATCAAGGCGCTGAACCAAGGCGTAGGGACGGCAGACAGCCCGACACACGCGGCGCTGACGACGACCGGGCAAATGACAGCCGGGACGCACTTGCAGCATAAGGGATTGGTCAACGTTCCCACGGGCGGCACCAGCATCCTGTTTCCAGAGGGCGGTTATTTTAACGGCGCGGCGGCAGAGACGGGTTTCATCAAGATCACGATGCCGCAAGGCTTTCTGAACACGATGCTTCGCATGACGGTTCGCGTCTTTAATTACATTCAAAACTCATCCGTTGATTATGTGATTGCGGGCTATACCGCTACAACGGGATGGACGCGGACAACCGCTTTTGCGCTGAACTCGCCCATCCTATCGAACAACCTGCCCGTTGCCTTTGGCGTTGAAAGCGGCAAGGCTGTCATACTCATTGGCAACGCTGACACCGCTTGGTATTATCCAAAGGTTGTCGTGCAGGACTTCTTTGCATCCCACTCCAACTGGGCGGACTCGCTATGGCGCACGGGCTGGACCGTTGGCGTTGGGGCATTGGGAACCGCAACCATATCGTCCACGATCACGCAAACGGAACTGGGGCAGAGTGCGGCCATTGCGCTAAACACGGCCAAGCTAACCAACGTTTCAACGAACCTTAGCTGGCTACCTGCCACCCTGAACGGTCGCATTGACTCATCGGACGGCACCAACGCCACGATCACCGCAGTTGACGCCACCAACGCGGGCCTAATGTTGCCCGCGCACCTTACCAAGCTGAACGGGATTGAGACGGCGGCAACGGGCGACCAGACCGGGGCAGAGATTAAGACTCTGTATCAGGCGCAAGTTAGCGCGTTCACTGACGCCCTGTTCACCAAGCTGGCAGGCATCGAAACAGGCGCGACCGCCGACCAGACAGCCGCCCAACTTCTGGCGTTACTGAAAACGGTTGACGTGGGCGGGACCGCTGGACTTAACGCCGGAACGCTTGACGGCTTGTCGGGTGAGGCTGGCAGCGCGGTTATCAACACCGTTGCCGTTCGAGACCCAGCGGGCGATATATTCGCGCGCCTAATCCGTAGCGAATTCACGCTTCAAAACGCCACCGTGAACAACATTATGACGCAGGTGACGCCGGGTGTAGGAACGGACAACTACATTCGCCCATCAACCCCGGCGCAGGTTATGGCGGCAGTCGGCGCA